TGCCGGGCTGCTCGAGTTCGGCCAGCCAGGCGCGCTGCACGGCCACGTCGGCGCGCTTGCACAGCAGCTCGGCGAGGCCATCGACACGCTGCGTGGCACGCGCCCAGCGCAGCGCGGCCTCGAGCGTGGCCTCGGCGGCGGGCAGCGCGTCGAGCGCGCGGTAGCAGGCGGCCAGTGCGGCCAGCGCCTCGCACATGGCGCCGGGCCGTTGCTCGCGCTCGGCGTCGTCGAGCGCGGCGGCGGCGCGGCGCAGTGCGGCGCGCTGGGCCTCGCGGGTGATGGGGGCTTCGGTCATCGCGGCAGCAGCGATCAGGGATGCGGCCCATGCTACGATGATGCGGCGCGCGAAACAGGGCCAACGCGTGCGCGATATAAGACCCACGTGCGGGTGAGCGCGACGCGAAAAGGTATTGCTCAGCGCGCACGGCAAACACCTTATGGCGCCCCGGCACCGAGTTTCGCGCAGGTGTTGACAGTCTGCGCGGCATGTCCTACATTACGGACATGCGCAGGGCAATCAGGCCCGCGCAAGTTGGCTAGGAGGCCGCAATGTCCATTCAGCGCGTTATCGAGCAAGCCGCGAGCATCCACATCGTCAGCGGCGAGGGTGACGGCCCGGGTACGGTCGAGGTCTACACGGGCAAGCGCACCATCCGCGCCATCAAGATGCGCCTCACGCGTGAGCGCTGCGGGGGCGACCGTTGGGCGCGCGCAGAGTACCTGCGCGGCAACGGCCTGTATGACGAGCTGCCGCTCGACGCTCTGTGAGCCGACTACTCGTCGAGTGTGGCGAGGCCCTTTTCGGGCCTCGCTGGCAGTCCGAGCTGGCGCGCGAGTTGGCAGTCTCTGACCGCACAGTACGCCGCTGGGTTGCCGGCACATCCGAGGTGCCGCCCGGCTTGTACGTTGACCTGCTGCGCCTGACGCAAGAGCGTGCAGCGGCACTTGACGCACTCGCTCCACGGCTCCGCAAGGCGCCATGACCTGCCGCTCGTGACGCGTTCGGCGTCGCCTTGTCGCTCGCGGTGCGGCGCTGCTGTCTGGCGCACGCTGCTGGATGCGCCCGAGAGGGTCTACGGATCGGGCTGACGCGGTAGTCGGGCACGAAGCGCGTGCGCTGCGCTTCGCAGCGCGCCCACCCACTCGATGGGCGGCGTGGGTGCGAGCGGTGCGTCGCGTGGGCGTGGCTCGACACGATCGGGCGTTGACCCCCCCACCCGTCAGTGGAAATCTGAAGCGTTTCTCGGGGGTGCTCCCGCCTACCCCTCCCCCCACCCCCCGTCAGTGGAAATCTGAAGGGTGTCGCAGGCGGCGCAACTGCTCACCTGACGACGGTGATAGTGACGTTCGGCGAGGAGTAATTGACGATCATCGTCTGTCCGCTGTCGGGCATGAGCACGAAGAAAACCGAGGCATACAGCGTGCTGCCTGCGGGTACATCCACTGAAAAACTGCGAGACAGCAAGACGTTGTTGGTGTCGGGTATCCCAAGCAGGCCCCCGTCGCCGACCACAGTACCTTCAGCCGGGGCGAACCCGCCGCCTGCCCACATGGAGGCAGTGCCGGTGCCGGCGCCGGGGTCGCGCGATGCGAGCATCGAGGCACTCACCGACACAGTGGCCTGGGCGCCAGTCGTGTTCGCCCACACGGCTTCTGCCGCAACGCGCCTGATCGGGTTGAAGATGCCGACTCCCCCAGGTCTGGAACGAGACAGCGAGCCCGCTGGTGGCTGGGCGATGACGTTGCTCACCGCGGTTGCGTCAAGTGCTCCCACGTACCCGTAGTCGCGCAGCGTCTTCGGCGTCGCCCCCGTGCCCGTCACGAGCAGAGCCCCGTTCTGTACCTGGAAGCTCACATCGCACCACGCGTTGGTGCTGCTGTCCACCTCCCCTTGGTAGCTCTCGAACCCCTGCCCCTCGCCGCAGCCGGCAATGCCGATGAGCACGTAGGCCGAGCTGAACTTGAACTGCGTGGAGCCGAAGATGGCGCGGCTGGCGCCGCAGCGGTACATGGCGGCGTCCAGGCCGCCGGCGAGCCGGTTGGTCTGCGGCTCGTCGTGGCCGTAGACCACGACGATGTGGTCGCTGCCGGTCGCGTTCAGTTGCGCCCCAAGGGCTGTGGCTTGGCCTGGGTCGGCGAAGACATCGAAGCTCGCGGCGTACACGATGGCGCTATCGCTGCGCCTGATTTTCACGAGGGTGTAGCTGCGCGAGAAGCCAACCTCGAGCGCGCCGCTCTCCGGGTTGCGCAGGCCGCTGCCCACTGGCTGGCTCGTCGACGAGTTGCCCACCGACGACACACGAAACGCTCTCGGCCGCCCCAACACGCTGAGCCACGCCGCCCGCTGGCCAGCCACCGCGGCGATGCGATTGAGCAGCGCCTGGCGCTTGGCGTATACGTCGCCGAAGTTGGCGCGGAAGGCGGCGCCGTCGATCGGCGTGTCGCTGGCCAGGTCGTTCCAGGCCGGCACCAGGCCGCCCAGGTAGCCAGCCAGAACATCCACCGCGGCCGAGTACTGCGTGCGCTCGGTGGTGATGTCGTAGACCGCGGCCTGCGCCTCGATGCCGGCGCGCTCGTTGAAGATGGCGGTCCAGTCGAGCAGCACTCGGGGCTTCTCGCCGCGGGTGAGCAGGTTGTCGTTGGCGATGTTGGCCAGCGCTTGGTTGGCGGCGTTGGCGGCGGTCTGCGCATTGCCGGCAGCGGTTAGGGCGTTGGCCGCGTTGTCGCGAACGGTGGCCGCGTCCACGCCTGCCACCGGGGTGCCTGCGGGCGCGCCGCGCGTGGCATCGAGATCGCCCAGGTAGCCGAGCTGGCGCGCGTCGGCAAAGTACGCGGGCGCCCAGGGCGAAAGTTCGGTTTGCCCGGGCAGCGCCTCGCCCAGGAAGCAGCGTGTGGCGAAACACGCGCTGTCTGGCTGCCCGTCGTCGGTGGCGAATGACCGAACGCGCAGCCAGGCCTGCGCGGCCGCCGCGGGCGCGGCGAGAATGAGCCCGGCGCGCGCCCAGTCGGCCAGGCGCGGCCCGCCCACCTTGCGCTCGGCCAGCACGCTCTGCGCGAACAACGGCGCGCCCGAAGAGTCGGCCCAGAGCACGAGCAGGCCGACATCCTGGCGGTGCGCGGCGAGGTAGGCCGAGATCTCGTAGCGCTTGCCGCCCTGCACCGACACGGGCCCCTGCGAGGCGGGGCCGAAGTCCATGACGCCGGTGCGCGCGTCGCCCTGGCGCGTGAGGTACAGCATCGAGCCGCCGGCCGGAGCCCAGAACTGATGCGGCGCGTTGCGTCCGAAGTTCCAGTTGGTGCCGCCATTCTGCACGTAGACCACGTCCCACCCGGCCGCGCTGGCGATGAAGTCGCTGTTGGGCAGCATGTTCAGGCCCAGGCCGATGCGCAGGTTGCTCGCGTCGGCGCCGCGCGTGGCGTCCAGCTCGCCGGTGTAGGGCGCGCCGCCCGTGAGAGTGCGCGTCACCGGCACCGCCAGCGAGTAGTTGGCCAGCGCGTTGAAGCTCTGCACCAGGGCCTCGAACAGGCCCACGCCCGGGCCGTCCACGTCGATGGTGTTGCCGCTCGTCGGCGGCAAGGTCTGCCACGGCCCGCGGTCCAGCCGCCAGGCTAGCTGATACCGCAGGCCAGGTGCGGGCGCGCGCCAGCTCACCGTGGCACGGTTGCGCGACAGGCTCCCGTCCAGGTAGATGGTCTCCGTGCACACCACGTCCAGCGGCCGCGGCGCAGCATCCGATAGGCGCCGCGTGGGCCGCAGCTGCATCGGCTGGTTGTTCTCGATGCGCTCCCACTTGCCGGGCTGGTGCATCAGACCCGTGATCTGATACTGCCGCACGCCGTCGCCAAGAGCCACCTCCTCCACGGCCACGCAGCGCCATAGCGTGGGCTGCACGGTGTTGCCCTCCAGCAGCCACATGGTCTCGCGCGCCGGCTCGGCGCTGAAGGGTGTGGCCACGTCGATCACGCCGTGTGTGCCGGCCGGGGTGTGCACCGCGCGGCCCTCGGCCTTCAGTCGGGCTGGGTCAGCCGGGTCGGCAAGGGTCACCCACAGGGTGTAGCTCTCGCCCGGCAGCAGCTGCACGGGTGCGTCGAGCACCACCTGCGTGGCCGTGGCCGAGCGCACGCGGCCGCCCAGGCGCTCGCCGGCCTCGGAGGGGTCGTTGACCTGGAAGATGGCGCCCACGCGCTGGCTGGCTCCCTGCGCGCCCACGCGGAAGTTGACGGTCGCGTCTTCCTCCGCCACCGTGTACAGCGCCCACTTGGCCATGCGCAGCGCCGCGCTGGGGCTCGACACGCCCAGCGGGTCGATCTCCATGCCGCGCATGCCGTAGCGGGCCACGAGATCGGGGTCGTCCCACGTGGCAGGCATGCGCCGGCCCTGCTGGCTCCAATCGGTGTACCAGCAGGTGCAGCTGCTCTTCTTGGCGCTGGCGGAGCCGTCGGAGTAGTTGAAGGTGCCGTCCACCACGTTGGCCGGGGTGTAGATGGTTTCCGCCGTTCCCGGCGCGTCCCAGGTCACCGAGAGGCGGCTGCCCGAGTACACCAGCGCACCGCGGAACACGGCGCAGATGTCTTGCAGCAGGCGCAAGGCCTCGACCTGCGTCTGGATGTAGGCGTTGATGGCGTAGCGCGGTTCGGTGCCGCCGCGGCCGTTGCTCACCGCCTGGTCGCACCACTGGGCCAGCTGGTACAGCACCCATTTGTCCGGCAGGATGCCCGTGTACTCGCCCATGCCGTAGCGCCGGTGCTTCACCAGACCGTGCAGCACCCAGGCGGCGTTGTTGGTCCAGCCCTGCTTTAACACGCCGTTCCAGGGGCCGGCATAGGTGCGCGCGATGGGGTCGTAGTTGACGGGGATGTCCCAGTCGGCGATGCCCATCACGTCGTAGCTGCGCGTGGGTATGGCGCTGAAGTTGCGCGCGTCGAAGCTCAACGCCGCCGCCGCGCTGTGCCGGTACAGCATGCGCACGCCGCTGATGGCGGTGTAGCTGGCCCAGCTGAAGGCGTCCACCAGGTTGGCGCTCGTGCTGTCGGGCGTGAGGCGGCGCAGCCGCACCTCCCACGGTGCCGGCCCCGCCGCGCGCAGATCGATGCGGATGCTGCGGTTGTACGCCGAGGTGCACTTGCCCTCTATGGCGTCGGTGAACCGCGTGACGAAGCCGCCGCCGGCGCTCTGCACGTCGATGGCGAAGTCCACGCGCGTGCCCACGCGATCGCCGTTGTCGAGCTGGCGCACGAACGCGGGCACGAGCAGCGTGATGCGCATGGCGTCCACCGTCGGGTCGGCGATCGTGCGCACCACGGGCAGCGCGGCGGCCACGGTCACGCCCACCGGCACCTCGGTCTGCACGTCGCCCATGCCGTGGGCGAGCACGTGGCCGGTCGGGCCGCCGAGCTGCAAGTCCCAGCCAAAGTCGGCGAAGTTGCGCGAGGTGTCGGCGTTCTCCACCGGCACGCCGTCGAGGAAGATGCTGCGTGCGCCGTCCACCAGGCCGGCGATGGGGCCCTCGCCGAGCAGGTCGACCACCTCGGCGCGCTGCACGCTGCGCAGGGTGTCGGCGGCGTCCTGCGGTTGGTGCTCGCCGCCGCCCTTGGCGCCGGTGATCAGGGCCGGCGTCACGGCCCGTAGCTCTCGAAGTACGGTGGCTCGTCGGCAGGCCGCGGCGGCGGCGGGTCTGCCGGGGGCGGTGGCACAGGGATGTCGTCGGTGCTGATGCCCGAGCTGATGGTCACCGAGCCCACGATGCACCGGCCGATGATCAGCGGCACGGGCCCGCCGGGCGAACCGACGTTCACCGGCCCGTTGAAGACGTAGCTGCCCTCGCGCTGCGCCTCGCTGCCCGACTGCAGCCGCTGGCGGCTGAGCAGCTGGATCGCACCGCCCAGCAGCAGGCTCGCGCCCGCCTGCACCAACAGTGGATTTTGGAACACGATGCCCGCTGCGACCAGCACGCTGCCGGCGATGATCTCGCCCACCCCCTGCCTCTTGCCGCCTTGGATCACCGGCACCAGCCTGATGGGCGCCAGCGGCTCGGCCCGCAGAGCCAGAGTGCCCTGCGTGCGGCCCACGGCGCGCGTGCCCTCGCCCACCACCACGCGGTACCCCGGGCCCCGGTGGCCCAGCACTGCATCGCGAAAGCCCTCCAGCAACACGCACAGCGCGCGCACCGCCTCGGCCGGGCTCTCCACCGCCAGCCAGTGGCTACGGCCGAAGCGCGCGCGCAGCGGCCCGTACAGACGCACCTCGCGCAGCGGCTGCACGCTCACCGCGCGCTCCCGCCGGCTGCCCGCTGCTGCTGCGCCTGCGCGGCCGCGCGCGCGCGTTCCAGCGCAGCGGCGCCCTCGAGCAGGCTGCGATGGCGCACGATGGCGGTGGTGCGCCGCTGCCAGGGCCAGTCCCAGCGCTCGCGGCGGCTGAGCTGGCCGTACAGGTGGTGCAGCATGTAGCCGTCGCCCAGGTACACGGCGGCGTGGTTGTCCACCTCGGGCGAGCGCACGCGCATCAGCAGCCCGTCGCCGCGCTGCGGCTCCTGGCCGCCCACTTCCACGAACCCGGCGCGTTCGAGGTTTGCGCGGTACAGGTTGCCGCCACGCTCCCACCAGCCATCCTCGCGGTCGAAGTCGGGCAACGCGATAGCCAGCTCGCGCCAGTACCAGTCCTGCACCAGCGTGTAGCAGTCCAGCACGCCGTGGTGGAACTCGCGCCCCTCGAGCGGCGCGCTCCAGCCGCTAGGAGCCAGCTCGACCAGCATGCCCGATGGCCAGCCCACCACGATCCACGGCAGCCCCGAGCGCTCGCACTGCACGCGGTCGGCCATGCTCGGGTTGGCGCTGGCGTGCGGGTGGCTGTGCACCACGGCCAACACGTCGCCGAAGGCTTCCGCCGCCGCCCACGCCTCGGGGTCCAGCAGAAAGCGGTCTTCGCCGGCCAGCCCGCGGTACAGGTTCTCGGCCCGCATGTAGTGCAGTGTGCCGGCATCGGTGTCGCGCACCAGCAGGCCACAGCACTCGCGCGGCTGCTCCGCGCCGGCGTGCTCGATCATGGCCTGGCGCACATCGTCGGGCAGGGTGGCGAGCAGGGTGGTCATGGTGGGAGGGCTAGAGCTGCCGCAGCTGCCCCACCGCGGGGAAGAAGCCCGCCGGCAGCGGCTGGTTGGGGTAGCGCAGCTTGCAGCCCGAGAGCCGCTTGCTGCAACGGTCTTGCGCAGGGTCGCTGGTCGGCGCGTCTTCCACCGTGGCCACGGGCGGGCCGGCGTAGCCGCAGTCGCTGGAGCGGTAGCGCCAGGGGCAGAAGTTCGGGTGCACCACGCGCGCGGGGAGCATCACGCCCATGAAGTCGAGCGGGCTGCGCAGCTCCCACTCCACCTGCAGGCGGTTGCGCGCGGAGCACTGGTCGACGATCCAGGTCTCGTCGTCGTAGTCGGCCAGGGGGTCGGCGGTGGGGTTGCCGCCCTCGAAGTTCACGCCGTCCAGGTACATGGCCATCGTGCGCTTGCGCACCAGGTGCGCACCGCGCAGGTTGTCGTAGCTGCGCATCAAGGGGCCGAGGGTGCCCAGCACGTTGCTGCAGCGCAGCCTGGGGCGCGGCAGCGGGCCCGATGCGCGGGCCTCGAAGCCGCTGCACTCGATCGGGAAGGGCGCGTACAACTGGCTCTGCCAGGTGATGCCCACGCCCTTCTCGTTGGTCTGCGGGGCAAAGCGGAACACGTCGCCGCCCAGGGGCGCCAGGTCCAGCACGAACAGTTCCACCGGCGCGCTCTGCTGGAGCTTCACCGATTGCAGCGCGATGCTCATGCCGCCGGCCTCAAGGCTCGAACACCTGTTCGAAGACCGCGCGCACGTCGTCCTCGGCCCACACCTCGCCGAGAGTGCGGGTCCAGCTTCGGCACACCACGCGGATTGGGGCGCTGTGCCACAACGGCGTCCAGTCGAACGGCTCGAGCCCGGTCACCGGGTCCACCCGGGCACGGAAGAAGGCCACGATCGCATCGGCCACGCCGCGCTCGATGCCGCGGAACGCCAGCGTCCAGCGCTGCGGCTTGGGGTTCAGGCCGTCGGCCGCGCGCTCCTCGTAGCCGTCGCCGTAGCGGGTAACAGCCACGCGCGGCTCCTCGTCGAGCTGGGTGCCGGGGCTCTCCACCCAGTCAAACACCGCCACGCCGTGCCTCCAGCAGCCCGCCGGGGCGCATCTGCTCCGCCACGTAGGCCTGCACCACGCCGCGCAGGCCGCGGGCCAGGGCATCGGCCATCTGCTGGTCGCCGGCGGCGGTGCCCGTGGTGCCCGTGTCCACCTTCACGCTTAACTGCCCGATCACCGGGCCGCCCGCGCCGCCGTTGAACACGTGGCGCGGGTCGCTACGGGTGAGCACCTCCTCGCCCTTGCGCAGGATGGCGAGTTGCTCGTCCGCCGCCAGGCCAGCCACGCCGCCGGCATGCAGCACCTGGGCGCCTGCCAGCAGCGCGGCCGGCGCCACGCGGCGCATGGGGGCAGCGCTGTGCCCCACCACGCCGCCGGCGTGGAACAGGCTGGCGAACCAGCCACCGGAGGCCGAGCCCGTGGCGATGAGGCTCTCGGCAATGCGCATGCCCAGCCGCTGCGCGATGAAGTTCAGCGCCGCCTTGAGCATGTTCACGAAGAACTTCTTCACCGCGATCTCGGCGGTCTCAGCGCCGGTGGCGATGTCGTTGAACAGCGTGGCCAGCCCGCCGGAGAGCGTGTCGCGCGAGAAGCGCTCGGCCTCGCTCACGATCACGCCGAGGGCCTTCACCCGCTGCGCGGCCTGCTCCACCGCGTTGGCCTCGGCGGGCGTGGCGGCCATCTCGCGCAGCAGCTGCAAGATGGCCTCCAGCTGCGGCAGCGCCTGTCGGCGCGCCTCGAACTTGCGGCGCTCGGCCTCCTCGGCGTTGAGCGCGCCGCGCTGCACCTCCAGGTCGAGCGCGCTCTCCTTCAGCGCCAGGGCTTCGAGCTGCTCGTCGGCCGCGTCGCGCAGCGCGGCCATGCGGGCCTCGCGCGCTACACGTTCCTGCTCCAGGCGGTTGAGCTCGATGTTGCGATCCAGCTCGCGCTGCAGCGGGTCGCCCTCGCCGCGCACGCGCGAATCGCTCACCTGCGCGCGCGCTGCAGCTTGCAGCTCGTCGGCCTGGCGGCGCAGCTCGGCGGTGGCCAGGCGTGCGGCCTCCTCCGCGCGCTCGGCCGGGTTGGCAAGGCTCTGGGCCCGGGCCTCCTCGGCACGCTGCTGCAGCTCGCGGTTGCCGTCGAGCACCTTCTTCCAGATCTCGCCCCAACGCTCGGCACGCTCGCGCGCGCGCTGCAGCGCCGCGGCCTCCACAATGTCCACCGCCTGGCTTTCGGCCACCGCGATGCGGGCACGCAGCTCGGTCAGCTGCGCCTCCAGTCCGGTGAGCGCGGTCTGCTTGGCAACCTCGTCTGTGGGCGTTTCGGTGGTGCGGCCGGCCTCGATCTCGCGCTGCCGCTCGAGCAACGCTGCCTGGGCGCGCAGCCGGCGCTGCTCGATCGCGTTGAGCCTGGCCGCCTTCTGCTCGGCCTGCAGTAGGCCCCGTGCGTCGGCCGACTCCACGGCCGCCTGCTCGCGGTCCAGCGCAGCCAGCAGCGCCGCGGTGCGTGCGCGCGCGCCGGCTTCGGCCAGGCCGGCCAGCGCGTCCTGGTGCTGCTTGCTCTGCCGCTCGATCTCGCGCTGCTCCTCGAGCACCGCCGCGGCGCGCTCGGCGCGGCGCAGGGCGTCGGCGTTGCGCAGGCGCAGCAGCAGATCCAGCTCGGCCTGGTAGGCGTTGAGCTGCTCGTCGAACGCGCCGCGCGCGCGGCCCACGGCACGGTCGCGCTGCGGCGTGAGGCTGGCAATGCGCTGCTGCAGCGTGCGCACCTGCTCGTCCACCGTCTCGGGCCGGCCGATGGCCAGCACGTTGTCCTTCACCTTGCCCAGGGCTGCGGCCACCTGGTTCCACGCCCGCTCGAGCGCTCCGATGGCCGGGATGGAGCGGCTCTCCAGCGTCTTGGCCAGCTCGTCATTGGCCAGGCGCACGGCCTCCTGGTCGCGGCCCTGCGCCTGGAGCGTGCGGATGTAGCTCACCTGCGCCGCGGTGAGGAAGTTGTAGGCCCGGTTGGTCTTGATGGCCCACTGCGTAACGCTCTCGGCCTGGCCGTCGAAGGTGCGCAGGGCCTCCTCGGCGCTCAGGCCAGTGAGCATGCGCAGCACCGTCACCGCGCGGCCGGCGCTCTCCAGCGTGGCGCCGGTGAAGCGGCCCGTGGCGATGAGCGCCTCGAGCGTATCGCGCACGCTGCCGATGGACACGCCCTGCGCCTCGGCCAGGCGCTGCGCCATCTCGCTCACCGTGCCCAGGCTCTGGCCTGCCACGTTGCCGGTGAGCGCCAGGCTCTTGTTCAGGCGGTCGGTCTCGCGGTAGCCGCCGGCGGCGCCGTAGGCCACCAGGCCGAAGGCCGCCGCCACGCCACCGAGCAGCAGGCGCATGGGCGTGAGCACGCTGAGGAGCGCACGGCCCGCGGACAGCAGGCCGCCCCAGCTGTCGCGCAGTTGGCCGCCCTGTTGTATGGCCACCTGGAACGCTGACTGCCCGCTCGCCAGCCCGGTTACGATGTCCGTCACCTGCGCCGGCAGCTGGCGGTAGGCCTCCTTCTGCAGGTTGGCCGTGGCGCGCACGTTGCGCTGTACCTCCAGCTCGCCGCGGATGCGCACCGCGTGCGCCTCGCGCTGCTCGCGCGCCAGGCGCTTGGCCTCTTCGCGCTCCTTGCGCTGGGCCTCGCGGGCGGCCTGCCGCGCACTGCGCAGCTCGGCAGCCTCCTGCAGGCGCTGCGCGCGCTGGGCCTCGCGCTGCTCGCGCTCGATGCGCCGCGCCTCCAGGCGCGTCTGGCGCGCTGCATCGCGCTCGGCCGCGGCAGCGCCCCGCGCACCGGTGTCGTCGCCTGCGCTGCCGCCCGAAGCGGCCTGCTCCACCGCCTCGCGCGTGTCCAGCGCTTCGCGCCTGAGTTCGCGCAGCGCGCGAATGCCTTGCGCCAGGTCGGCCGCAAGGCGCAGGCGGGCTTCGATGGTGCGGTTGGCCATCGTGCTGCTCAGTCCGCCACGTCGCCAGCGGCGGCGCGGGCCAGCTCGCGCGCCATCTCGGTGGCCTTGTCGCCGCCGTGGTAGGCGCGGTTGGCAAGCACCAGCTGCTCGAGCTGCGCGCGCGCGCTGCGGCGGCGCGCCTCAGCGAGATAGGCGATGAACTGGCCCCACGAGTAGCCCATGATCGCGCCGTGCGAGTGCCCGGCCCCGATCAGCTCTGCGAAGGCGGCTGCCCAGGGGTTGCGCCCGGGCCGCTGGCCGGCACCGCCAGCGCCTTTAGCTTGGCGGCGGCCTCCTCGATGGAGCGCGCCGCCTGCCCGAAAAAATCGTGGTTCACCTCCATCACCACCGTGAAGAGGTAGAGGAACTCGTCCGCGTTCAGCTCGCGCAGCCTGGCCACCGGCAGCGCCGGGTGAGCAATGGCCACCAGGGACAGCGCGTCGTTGCCGCGCCGGGCGAGCAGGTGCACCAGTTCGGCCAGGTCCAGGCCCGTGGCCTCGTTGTCGGCGCTGAACAGGCGCTGCCAGAAGCCCTGCGGCAGCGTCACCAGCTCCTCGATCAGCGGCTGCACCGCCACCAGCATGTCCACGCACTGGCCCACGTTGGCCGGGCGCACGGTGCACTCTTCCTCGCGCAGCCGGAAGCTCACCTCCAGCGGGCGCACGAACTCCACGTCGCGGCGCTGCATCATGGCCGGGGCTAGGTCGTCAGGCCGAGGTGATGGAGTAGTACTGGCCCTCGGGCGACGACGCCGAGCGCAGCAGATCGGCCAGGATCGCGCCCGAGAGCTCGAAGTCGTTGAAGTCGTCGTTGA